CCCTTGACCACACCCCTCAAATAAAGTGGTTAGACATTCGTTACTGAGCGCGCATTTTCTAATCAAGAATTTAACAAGGTCACAGTGCCCTTCGTATCTTAACGTTCTGTATGAACAGTTCTTTACTCCTCTATTTAACATGGAGCTAGTGGTATGTGCTGCCCCACCGCTTGTATAAAACGCTTCCAAGCGTTTGTCTAAGGACTTGCACCAAACACTTTCTAATCCTTCCATTCCGGGTTTCTTAACGACGTAACCGTTCTCTAAAACAAAACAATCGTCACGGTATTCGTTTATTAACCCGTCTATAGACCAAGTTATAGAGTAATTGAGTGGGTTATCTGGTTTTACAGGTAATCCCCCTACCATCATTTTTACCTCCTCTATTTCTTCCCCCACGTTAGAAAGCTCATTGCATCCATGTTCTGCTAAAATGTTTACCCATCCGGGGGCTAAACCAAGGTCTGTAAAGACTGGGGCAGACGCTCCCATCTGATTTATTTTATCAGAGACATCAACCCTGCCGCCTAGATCACAGTAGGGTATAGCTTTGCCGAGAGGACCAACGTCTGCAATTACACACTGTCTTGCTACTTCTTTGGCTTGATGAAAGGGTAAGGACGATACAACTAAATCAGGCTTTGATAGGGATAAAGCTTTCCGAAAATCGTTTTCGTTTTCGATTTTTAAAAAGTCTACTGGCACAGTGGCACTCGCGTTAGGGTTTTTGTCAACACCAATTACGTGAAAGCCGAACTGTTCCATGGCCCAGCAGATGACTTGACCCATTCTTCCTACCCCGCACACCATTACTCTTAATTGTTTTGACATTTTATTAGCTGTAATACCCGATATTGTTATCGTTTTGTTTATTTTTGAATCGGAATTTCTTTCTTAATTTAGAAACAATCCCTTCGGTTTCTTCATCCTGATAAAAACCCTCTCTCTTTCTTCTTTTAAGTTCTTGCTTTTCCCACTCTATCTCCTTTTCCCATTCCGCTATCTCTTCGGGGGTTAGGTGCGGAGGCATAGGGGAACTAAACTTATTATATGAATCATCTTTATTTTTCATAATTAAAAAAACTCCAACCACCATAAAGTTAACAAGCATAAAAGTATTGCTACTTCTATAGTATACTGTTGATTAATAAATAACCATGTCGACAAGCCCACCATGGATAAACCAATAAGTAAGTCTTTCCAGTTTTTCTTAGTCATTTTCACTCCAGAACCTTTATTGGGGCACTTTTCCTTTCTGTAATATTCTTTCCTCCATTTGAGCCATTCTTTATAGCTCATATCTCCTCAATTCTTTTAGCCTTATCGTCAATAACCATATCACAAGCAGGTTTAATGTATTTACCTTTAGAGCCTGTAGACAGGTCGTGAAACTTACAACCCCAAGACTCTAGCTGATTCCAAGTAAATTCATAATAACATCTGCCAAGTGAGATTGATTTTTGAGAACCGCCTCTGGCTGTCCAGTAAACGATATACCACCCATCGTCGTAAAGATCATTTATTTTTTGTATGTTTTTATTACATGGTTCCGCAAGGTTATATTGCCGTGCTTTAGGGTAGAAGCAAATAGTTTCATCTATGTCTACTAAAACGACTTTTCTGTCGTCCGATGATAATTTCTTTGACTCATGAAAATCCATGTTGCTTGAAAATTCTGGGTGTTCACTCATTTTCTTTCGCTTTTGCATTTGCCTCCGCAGCAACTCTTTTCGAGTCCCAGCCAGCATTTAATTTTGTACCACTTGCGTTTAATTTTCCTCCATAAGGCCCCGTGTTCGGGGTCTTTCTTGGGGAATTTTCCTATTCCCGAACTCCATGTACTACTCATATTATTTCATTCCTTGTGGAAAAGTTAACCTGTCTGCATGGTTTACTGTCCAGCTAATTTCATGCGTGACTGCTCTATACGTCCTCGCTGCGCTCGGGAAACCGTTTCCCGACTTCTTAACGCCTCCAAAAGCGAGGTGAGATTCGGCGGCTATAGATCCACCGTTCCAATATATCATTCCTGCTTCACATTCATCTCTAAGGACTCGCGCTTTACGAAAATCATTCGTAAGGACACCCACCGCAAGACCATAATCAGTATCGTTATATATACTAATTGCGTCTTCTAGTGTGTCGAAAGGGATTATAGCTACGTGTGGCCCAAACACTTCGTTCTTAAGGTACGGCACATCTCTCCATTCTGTTTTATAAACCATCGGAGACATAAAATACCCCGGGTCTAGATCTTCTATTCGTTTTCCGTCAAGCAAGATTTCCGCGCTAGGGTCTACTCTGACCATATCATTGTAGGCTTCAATTTTCTCAATGCCTTGTTGATTAATTATGGGCCCATAATACATATCTTCATTGGGTACGTAGTCTTCCCAACAAATAGCCGCAGGGGTGCCGCATGAACCCATTCTTTTCTTAAAGGGGTTACCCGCTTTAAGTTTCGAGGCGGATTCTGAAAAGCGCCGTGCAAAATCACTATATATAGTTCTTTGAACCAAGATTCGACTAGAGGAAACACATCGCTGTCCGGAAAGTTTAAATGCGCTGGCTATGGAAGCTTCTAAAGCTAAAGGAACTTCTACATCATCGAAAATAATACAAGCTGATTTGCTGCCCATTTCGCAAGAAGTAGTTTTATGCCAACTTTCAGCGGCTACTTTTCGAATATGTTGACCCACTTCGGCAGAACCAGTGAAGCAAATATGATCGACATCATCGTGAGCCAAAAAGTCACCAGTATCGCCACAACCGTGAACCAAATTAATGACTCCACGAGGGAGACCAGCGTCCTCGTAAATTTCAATAGCCATTTGGGTAGATATTGGCGCATCTTCACTTGGTTTAATTACAACTGTATTGCCTTCTACTATCGCTGGGGCGGCACACCAGTACGCGCCAATAGCCAACGGAAAGTTGAATGGAGTTATAATAGCTATTACACCCTTTGGCTTGCGAAGCATGTATGAATCTTTATCCTCAATTTCAGAGGCGACTGCTTCGCCGTGAGAATAACGCCCAGAACTAAAAGCAAATTGAGCCATATGAAGCGCTTCATTCACTTCAGCTATACTTTCGTTGTAGTTCTTCCCAGTTTCCCAAGATATAGCTGTCGCTAGTTTTTCTTTTCTTTGTTCAATTAATGAGGCTACTCGATTCATGTAATCAGATCTTACGAACCTGCTTACTTTTCTCCAGTTATGAAAAGCTTCCCTAGCGTGAAGACAGGCAGAGCGAACCGTGGCCTGATTACTTTTGGGAAAAATACCCATATACTTCCCTGTTGCGGGGTTTACTTTAGAATAGGTTTCTTCTTCAGGGCTTATCCATTCACCGTTGATATAGTTTTTCCCCTCATAGTCTCTCATAAGAAGTCCTTACTCCTTATTTTCGTGGGAATCAAGCAGATATTCTATTATTTTTTAAAGAGAAGAGTTCTTTAGGAAACTAATTAACATTATTGCTGCGCCATTCTTTTATTTCTGACACATTCATTTCTCCGAAGTCATTTTTATCTGGCAAAGCTACTTTAATTTGACCCAAGTCAAAGTGTCCCGCAAGCTTCTTACTCACTTTTAAAGCTGCCTTGTTCCCCGCTTTATTCTCTAAATCATTATTAAACGAGATAAAGATTTTGCTTGGGTCTAGTTTGATTAATAGACTAGTCATAGAAGGGCTAAGGTTTAGCCCGAAGACTATTAGGGCATTCTTTATCCCCGCTTCCCATAAAGAAAGCATATCGCCTATGCTTTCTACTAGGAAGACCTCCCTCTTCTCTCTTATTATGTCGTAATTAACTTGCAGCGGATACTTCCACTCCGAGGTTCTTCCTTTGTGTAGCCATTTTGGTATATTTTTAACGGGCTTTAGCATTCTGCCTGTAACTCCTATGAGGTTCTCTTTAGAATCAAGTATGGGAAAAACATATCTGCCCGACATGGTTCCTGTCTCAACCACGCCCCCTTTAAAAAGCTTCATGGTTTCTGAGCTTACTCCTCTTTTGACCCAATACTCATGATTAGGTATTAACTTAGTAAGGTACTCCCTCGGGAAGATTTTTTTACTGCTAACCGAGGGTCTGTGCTCTCTTCTCACTTCTGAGACAGACCACCTATCGGAGAGAGTTTTTTTGGCGTCTTCTATATTTTTTAAGTTTAAGGAGAGCTGTATTAAGTACTCAAAAGAACCACTTATGGATTTACTGAAATCTATAAAATGCCCTGTATCTTTTCTCACAGAAAGAACCGTGTCGTTACCGGACTCCCTGTAAAGGGGCCTCATTCTTAACTCCTTCCCGTTATCTTTTATATTAGAATAACCTAAATCAAGTAAGATGCTTTTAAAATCCGTCACAACAATTCGCCGTCATTCTCTGAACCATCATTTAGCATGTGCTGATCCATGTCTCTGTTAACTATATCGTGTAAAGAACCCATCTCTGATACGTTAAAATTATTTATAGTAAAGTTTAGAAAATTATTCGTAAACCTAGTAGTCCCGTCATCCATAACTCTTCTAACTAAATCATGGTGACCAGCCGCATCCTTGCCTTGGAATCTGGTTTTCAGTGGGACTAACTTGTGTGTGCCAAAGTCTTCACCATCTTCTGCTATTTCATCTAAAGTCTTTCTTCTAAAAATAGCAACAAAAGAAGCGAACCATTGTAGCCTATCCGACTGCGCTATAGCGGAACTGTCATCAACAACCGCACCTCCTCTTCTGTTGAAGGATTCTCCGGAGCGGTTCATCTGCATGGCTGTTATGATAGGGCAATTTAACTCCTCAGAAAGTTTCTTAAGTTTGTCTATCTTGTCTCCTATGGCTTGCCACTCGCCCCAGTTTTGACCAACTTTCTCTCCGGTAAGCTTTACGTAGTCATATCCAAGTAGAAAGGGGTTCCCTCTCCCGACGTTAGAATAATACCACCTTCTGACGAGTGAACAAACTTGATCTATATTTTTATTACCCACTGGATAATGATAAATGTTTTGATCTTTAAAGTCTTCGTAAGATTTTCTTACCTTGCTAACTAGGTCTGGGCTTCTCCTCCAGTTTCCCGTCTCAAGGTGCCACAAAGACACGCCTGACATGGCTGAGACTATCCTAAACCTAGTGTCTCTCGTTGTCATCTCTGTATCTAATATTAAAGTTGGTACTCCATGCTTTTTTGATGTCTTACGGCAAACGTCAAGTATCCATGTAGATTTTCCCTGACCCGGCCTTGCAACAATTGCGTAAAGGTTTCCGGGACGAAGACCTCCGTATAGCCTATTGAATTCTGGGTAAGGCGTTGAAAATCCTGAGTCTTCCTCGGGAGACTCCCCAGTCTCCTCAATTAGGTCCTGAAGCCCATCGTAGAGTTCTTCAGGTTCCTGATCTGTGCTTGAAAATTCCCTTATTAAATCACCATAAAGATGGTCTGCCGTGGAAACGATTTCATCTATATCTTTCTCTCCGTTTTCTTTTACAAACCTCTTAACGTCGTCGCACTTATTATAAATATCCCTCCTAGCTGTGAGTTTCTTAAGCTCTTTACATGCTTCTAAAAGCCCTTTTTTGTTTATGGTGTTAAAGGATATGGCTTCAATGTAGTCGTAGATATTTACATCATCTTTAAATGATATACCTATGCTCTTTATCTTTTCAGCTAATACAACCGAGTCAATCTCTTCGTTGTTTACAAAACAGCTTCGTAGAACACAAAAAATAGTTTGATGAACCTCGTTGATAAAATCTTTCTCAGAAACAAATCTTTCTACATCTGCAAACACTTTTGGGTCTTTAACTAGACCCCCTAAAACATGCTTTTCTATCTGTATTGAATATATTGAATCCATATCGTCTTTTCCGCTACCCACTTCTACACGTTATGTATTATAACGACTCTTTTTTCGGCATCAATGCTAAAGTTTCAAATTAAACTTATCTTGAAAGAAATCTACAGAAAGAAAGTCAATCTCATCCTCTTCTATCTCTATTAATTTATATTTATTCAGCGCTAACCACTCACCCTTTTGAATGTCTCTTTTAATTGAGGCTAAATATTTAGATCTTGAGTTACCATGGAAGAACTTATTGAAGGAGCTGTGCTGCTTTCCTTGCACTTCTACCGCTACTTTGATTGTGGCGTTTAGTATGTCGACCTTTAGTCTTGTTCCGTAAACGGGGAATTCCTCAAAGACAACGTGTGATTTCCAATAAGGCTTTAAGAATTGCTTTACTTTGAATTGGATTTTAGATCTAGATTTTCTACCCCAATCAACAGAATATTTTGCGACCGACTTATTTCTTAATCTTTTTTTTATGTCATACAATCTCATGCTTAGAGCTTTCTGCGAAGCACTCCGTCGGCTCTTCTTTCTTCTTTCTTCTTTTTCGCTGACGCTTTCTTTTGGTTATTTGCGTTAGTTTCCCAAGCCAAGTTAACAAGTCGATAATCTAAATGGTCATCATTTATGTGATCAACCATATAATATTCTTCTGGGTTTTTGTTTTCTAAAAAGGCGATAGCGAATAATTCGTGCGCTAAAAAATCTATAGTTTTCCCAGATTTTGTTCTAACACTTAAGGAGGGGTACTTACATCTAGTAAGCCTTACGGGGCTGTTCTTTTTGTTTTTAGTATTGAAGACGAAGGGAAAAATTTTCCCTCTATCTTTGTAAGCATTACCAGCGTGTTCTTCTCCGGAGGGGTAGATTATATATTTCCCCTCCTCTATATCGTCTAACAGAAGCATCTTTTCTGTTTTTATTTTCCTAGCTTTATTGGGCTTGTTGGGGTCTTTAGTTGTGAAGTCTAGTCGGGGCACGTCATATAAATCAACCCCGCCCTGATTTAGTAAAAGCCTAGGGTGCGTTTCTAACTCGGGGAATAAATATAATTGACTCATCAAGATTTTTTTAGAGCTTCCCTGAATTTGCGAAATAAATATTTTCCAATCTCAGGGTTTTCTTCAAAGTACTTACGTAGGTTGTCCATTCCTTGATGTTGTTTTTTAAATTCTAATCCAGTTTCTTTTTCTACTTCTTCAATTATTTCATCAGAAACCGTAACCCACGCACCTTTAGCTGTAGCCATGTCCCACTGTAAGAGCATGTCTACTACCTCGTATTCTACCCATATGCTTTTTCCATGTAGTCTACCGTATCTAATGGGGTATCTGACTGTTATGCCTGTTTTTTCGTTAGGGGTCTTTCTAAATACGACCTTGCACCAATGCCCAAGAATGTCTCCTTTGCCATTTGGTTGTGTCGATATAATATCTTTGAGGTACCGGGGTTGAAATTCTAATATCCAATCACTATAATGAAGTGCAGCGTTACCTCCTGAAGCGTTTGTTACTTGCGGGTCAGATTTTTCATATGGATTAATTTTAATAGTGCTCCTTACCTGAGAAACCATATAACATATGTGACCACGAGTAGCTAATGCGAGAGCCATTCTGCGGAGAAAGTCAGAGCTTAGCAAAGCTCCAGCTCCAACCTTTAAAGCTTCTTCTGACCCCTTCTCTAAGTCGTTTTTAGGTATTAAGGCGTCCATAGAATCAATAATGAACATATACCGAACGTCTGTTGGGTTGTCTCTAACCAGTTGTCTCATTAAGTTTATAACCGTTTCGTAGACATTAGACTTAATGATTTTCCATTTGTCCGTGCTGGTATCTATCCCCATTCTTTCGATTAGGTCATCCGACAATCTCCCTTCTGCTTTAACATATATGACCATGCTGTTTTCCATTTTTTGGAAATTTCTAGCAAAAGCAAGAGCGCATGAAGTTTTTCCTCCCTCAGTAACACCCGTGGCTCGAATGACGCCGGGTTTTATACCACCTCCCAATTCTATATCCAACAAAAGGCTTCCACTCGAGACACTGTAGACACGATCCTCTTCAAAGTTGTAGTGATCGCCCTTGTTTTGCTCAAGGTAGGCTTGAATTTGGTCTTCTGGAGACATCGCTCCTGATTTTTCTTGTTTTTTACGAGTCATCTTTAATAAAGTCTAATAAGGAGGTTTTCTTTACCGCTGTTCTCTTTAGGTTTTCTCCGACTTTGCCCTCCTCAAGCTGTATATTATTATTCGTTAGTGATCCGAGTTCAAGGTCTTTTCTTTTCTTGTGATAAATATAATTATTTTTTAAAAAATATTTACCCTCTTCAGTAAGGAAGTATGCTAGTGAATTAAGAACTCCGTACTTGCTTTCTAGCAAGTCTCCTCTCCAAAAGCTAAAATCATGATAGATTTGAAGGAGCTTTTTGGCTAAAGCGTATTCTTTGGGGTAGTTTATTTTGTCAGGCTGCTTAAGGAAAAGGCGTACAAGAATACTGTAGTCTGATCTTTTGAAGCTCTTCACCTGTCAAGTATACTAGATTTTTTTAGATAGACAAGTTATTTGTTAAGATTATCAAGCTTCTCCTCAATTCTGTCGAATCTATCGTTCATTCTTTCAGAAAACATCTTGAAGTCGTCTTTGCTAACGTATTTCTCTGGTAGGGAAAGGGCTAAATCATTGTGCCTCTCTCTGATTTTATCAACATCAGCATGATGCTTAACCATTAAGTCGTGATGTTCTGCTTTGATTTCATTTACGTGTCCAAGGATCATCTTGAAAACCCACCCTCCCATTAAGGTAACGATACCGACAGCTATATTTACGAGAATTTGGTAGTCCATACATCTTATTACACTGAGTTAATTAAAAAACTCAATATTATTTCCAGCTATACCAGTCAATTAACTCTAAAAGACCCCAGCCGAGTAGTAAGAATCCAGCGGTACATTCTAGGCTACCAGTGAACCAAAGCCAAAAGGCGGAGGCTACTAAGCCTAGCCCCTTGAGTAATTCTACACTGGGTATATGATCTTTAACCCAGACTGATAGCTTAGAGAGCTTGGCTTTAGCCCATCTTCCGAACCTACAATGTAGGCATTTACATCTTTTAGTACATTTACAAATGGATTTTAACCATTTCCATAGTTTCGTCATGTTTATAATTACACAGCCATTTACTGATATGCTTTATCGATTTTTTTTAAAAAAGCGAACTTAATTCCATATTAAATTAAAAATGTGTACCGGCTTACCTCTCTTTTAAAGGCTAAATTAAATTAAATAACGTGTAATTATTTATATGAAAAAGCTCTTCGCTTGGGGGAATAAAAATGCTGCGAGCATTTACACTGGGTGCATTGTTGCTGTCCTCATGACAGGATTAATCATTGTTCAAGACATGCGCTACACGGCTAAAGAAATTATTCATTTGCGTGAAAAGGGAGACCTGATAAATGTTATTGAGGAAATTCAGTTAGCGAGGACTGAGGAGCATAAATTCATAGACTTTCAATCAGAAATCGTACATGACCTAAGAAAAGCGAACGAAAAAAAAGACCTATACATAACGAGGGCGAATGAGGTTGTTAATGCTCTATCGGGGGAGTTGTCTCACGCTCAAGCTATTATAGCAACCCTAAGAGAGTACCTTATGAAGTTAGGAGAATGGCCACCAAAAGTTGCGCCACCTTCACGCCCAAAACCAATTAACCCGAATGATTTAGCTAAAGGGAGGAGCGAGGCGTGAGGGTCCTCAATGAACACAGTCATTGGTGGAAAGATGAGGAAAAAGAATGGATTGCGCAAGACAAAGATGGAATCTGGTGGATATGGAGAAAAAAAAGTAAATCCCCTAATATGAAAATTGACAATAGGCGCTCGGGCCAAAGGTCTAATATACTTAGAAAGGAGCACTACATAATAATTGTCCTCGCTTCCGCTTTAGGAATAAGCGTGGGGCTAAATATTGTGGCTATATTGTCATGAACTGCTTTTTTCCTAAAATTGACCCATTTATGGGGGTAAAGAAGTGGGTGAAAGCTAACTCGTGTTGGATAAAGCTCTCCGTGGTTTTATTATTAGTAATAAGCATTATCTTTAACGTGTATCAATTTAAAATAATTAATTATTATAAACAAGAAAGTATATCTAATTCAAAATGAAAATGGATAAGAAAAGATTTTGTAGAGTTATGAGGATCTTCGTCCTCTTCTTGGTATTTTCTGTTTTTTTTCATTTAGGTTATAGCTTTTCTAAGGTTGAAGGAAATAGTATGGACCCGACGTTTATTAACGGGCAAAGACTACTCGTTGACGAATGGACTTATAATTTTTTTAACCCAGAGAAGGGGGATGTAGTTATCTTAAAAGACCCAGAAGAAAAGGGGGATGAATTAGTAAAAAGAGTTATAGCTATCGAAGGTGATACGATTCAAATTAAATTTGGAAAAATCTTTTTAAATGATACTGAATTAAAAGATCCGTTTTCTTATAAATCTATTATTTTTTACGTCAACGAAGAAGAAACGTTATGGCTTAACGAAAACGGTAACAAGATTAAAGTACCTAAAGGGCATGTCTGGGTCATAGGAGACAACAGAGAAGTGTCTTGGTATGGATTAGTTAAAATTTCAGAAATCCAAGGGAAAATTTTAAGATAAAAAAACCCCCTTAAAAAAGGGGGGTGTGAGGTTTAGAAGTATTTACTTCTTTTTTTTGGTTGTCGTTTCTGTTACGGATGCCTCAGCTTTCACAAACGGAACTGTGACGCTTGCCCCCTTTGTGGAAGCGGTAGCCCCTAGGTAGCCATCTTTGTTGGCGCTTGGGCCCACGGTCATAGTGCTTGAACAACCTGACGCTACAAAAAGAAGCGCCCCTACTGTTAGTGTTACTAGTGTTTTCATGTTTGGTTAAAAATCGTCTTCTAAGACGCCTGAGTTCTGATAATCCTTCACTTTCCTTTCAAAGAAGTTGGTCATCGCCCCAGTGTCAACTACCTCAGAGAGCCACGGGAATGGGTTGGTGTCGCTATCAAACCGGAAGTCAATCCCAATTCCTTCAAGGCGTCTATTGCCGATATATTTCATGTAATCCACAAACATATCCGCGTTAAGGCCTAAAATACCTCTCGGAAGAACATCATGAGCATATTCAACTTCTAAGTCAACAGCTTTTTTGATATGCTCTATTGTTTCTGCTTCGAATTTTTTCGTCCACACCGAGGGATATTGTTCCTTTATTGTGTTTATTAGGTATGTGCCAAACTGAATATGCAAGCTTTCGTCTCTAAGGGTATATCTAATTTGGTCAGAAAGTCCGGGCAGTTTATTTTGCCTGCCAAGTGCAAGAAGCATGGCGAAACCGCTAAAAAAGAACGTTCCTTCGCAAACTATATAATATGTAATTAAATTTCTTAAGAACTCTCTCTTCCCCTCCACTGTCTTCGTGGAAAAGTCTTGTCTGTTAACGTCGGATGTTATTTCCATTAAGAAGTCGTCCTTAGCTTTTATTGAGGGAACACTCATGTAGGCCTCGTACACTTCGTTAATTTTTAAGCCAAAGCTGTCGCAGCAGGTAACTATAGTCCAGTTATGTAAGGATTCTTCATATGCTTGTCGCAAGATGTACTGCCTACATTCTGCGTCAGTTACCCATTTGTTAACGGTTAGCAGTAGGTTATTACCTACTAATGATTCTGTTCCAGCAAAAAACCCTAGGCATCTTTTTACTAAAAGCTTTTCGTCTTTCGTTAACTCATTGTTTTTCCACTGGTTAACGTCATCGTTCATATTTATCTCTGCTGGAGACCAGTTATTGGCTACCCCTTTGAGAAATAAATCCCAAGCAAACTCGTGCTTATGGGGTAAGATCTGGTTAACCCCTGCAATTTCTTCACCTAAAATGAATCCAGACTTACTCATTTTCGTCGTCGCTAATTATCCTATCTGTGAGTTCTTCTATTTTGTCTTCTTCTCTTATCTTGTTCACCTCGTTTATAACTCTGTCAGCCCAAGTAGCGTTCCATACCGCTAAAGATTTTACAGCTTCTTCTCCTAACATCGCTGAGCCAGCTATAACGTAAAGAACTACAGCGAGTTCTTTAGTTTCTTTGTCCTTGTCAAACTCCTCAGCTAATGCTTCGATTTTTTCTTTGGCAGTTTCTCTGATTTTTTTACTCATTAGTCTTTCTTTCTAGTGTGTTATTGGCAGCTCTCACATTCAGGGTCTAAGATTGAACAAGCCTTAGCATTAGCCAGACCGTCATCATTATTACTTGTGTGATTATCGTTACCGTCACTATCAGCTTGAGTCGATTTCTCAATTTCGCTCGCACTTTTATTTCTTAAATAATACGTACTTTTCAGGCCTAATTTTTTAGCATGAAAATAAAGATCGTTCAAGTATTTTAAAGAAGTTTTATTATTAAACAAGTTCAAACTTTGCCCCATGTCTATCCATTTTTGTCTAGCTGCTCCACATTCTAGTAATTTAAACTGATCATGGTCAAATGCCGTGCAATATCTCTCCTTTAGGTCGTCTGGTATGTCGCCGTTTAAGCGTCTCAGGTCACCGTCTACGGACTTTATTGCATCAACTAGGCTTTGGTTCCATATACCTCTATCCCTACACTCCTTGATGAACCATTCGTTTACTATCGTAAGGTTGCCGCTTTTATTTTCGTAAACGAAGAGAACAGAAAAGTCGGGTTCAATGCATGGGGAGCACCCTTGAATATAAGATATCGTGGCCGTCGGTGCTATTGCCATAGTGTTACTGTTACGCATTCCGTGCTCCCTGATATGAGCGCGAACTTCTTTCCACTCTAGCTCTGGGCAATACTTTTTTCCTCTATGGAGTATAGGTTTGTAGTCTTCTAAATATTCCATTAACCCTTTGTAAGTGTCTGAAGGGAGTATGTTTTGATCCCAGAGCGAACCTTCGAAGGTAGAGTATCTACCCTTTTCTTTCGCGAGTTTGCTAGAGTTTAAAATACAATGATAGGAAATGAACTCGTAAAGTTCGTCAGAAAACTTAATAGCATCGTCAGAAGAGAAGTTAACTTTGTAAGAATGAAATACATCCGCCCAGCCCATACTGCCAGCCCCCACGGGACGGTGTGACATGTTAGCTTTTTCAGCTTCGGCAGTGGGGTAAAAATTTAAGTCAATAACGTTATCTAACATACGCATTTGGGTTGCTATTGTTTTTGATAACAGTTTAAAATTTAGTTTACCATTTTCTTTTAAATGTTCTTTTAAGTTTACTGAACTTAGATTACATACGGCAGTCTCACCGACCTCCGTCTTCACGCCCTTATCGTACCGAGACGGCTTAGTGTGTAGGAAGATCTCTGTACAAAGGTTCGAGCTATGGATAAC